CTCCAAAAGCTGCGCTTTCGTCATTCCGTCAAAGTCCACGGTTTCCGGTGCGGGTTTGTCAACCGTCAGAGCCGCCCTTAACCCCCCGCCGGGGTAACAGTGGCAACGGCGATGCCGTCCAGGTACTCCGCCCACAGTTTCATGCCCATGATGGCGTACATATCGCCGGTAGCCCGGGAATAGTCGCCCTCGACATGTACGCCGATCAGGTTCGTTTCGCCCTTCACGGTGTAATTCAGCCCCAGCTTGGCAAAGTCGCTGTCGCTCGGGTCAACGTAGTACAGGTCGATGTTCTCAACCGGGGTTGCAATCACCTTACCAGCGGCGACGTACTTGTCAGGCAGGAGGAAAAGGGTGTTGTAGCCCAGGAAGTTCTGGACATAGGTAAGGCCGAACATGGTCTGGGTGGTAATCTCCTTGTCGCCCAGGTAGTCGTAGAAATCCATGATGTTGGCAAAACCAACAACCTCGGTCACGTCCTTGTCCATGCCCATGAACTTCGCAAGCACCTTGCCCTTGGCCTGTGCGAGCGCCAGCTGCCAGGTCTTGGGGGTCAGCGCCAGAGAGCCGGTAGCCAGGAAAGTGTAGAAGTCACCCAAAACCTTGTTTTGCAGGGCAACCAGGAAAGCGTCGTCCGTCTTTTCTACGGCGACCTCTGCGCCGTATTTGGCCACGCTCTCGATGGTAACGCTCTTTGCATACTTGGCCACCTCGATATCGCCATAGGTGACGGGGGAAACCTTCATCTTAGTGAAGGGGATCTCGTCGCCTTCCGCTACGGTGGCACCGCCCTGCAAAGCGCCGTCTACCTCTGCCTTGTAGGATACCAGTTTCGTTCCAGGCGCCTTGCGGATAGGCCGCATAATGCCCAGAATGGTGCGCAGTGCGTCCCAGTTATCGTTGAACCGGGTTACAAAGTCCACCTCTCGCGCGGACGTGGCGAACTGTGTGGAAATCGTTACGTTTTCTTTTGCTGCCATTTGTACAGCTCCTTTCAAAAAAGTTATTTGTTTTCGCTTGCCATGCTTTCAGCAAGCGCGGCCTGCCTCTCAGCGGTGGACAAAAGATACCGGCCTTTATCGTCCTTTTTGTAGATTTCAGCGCGGCTCTTTGCGCCACCAGAGGTGTCAGGCGGGGTCTGCGTTTGGGTGCCGGTGGCGGTAGTCTTGCCGATCAAGCCCTTGTAATCGCCGGAAAGCAGCCCATCCAGTGCGGCGGTATCTTTGATACTTTCGCCGTCCAGTTTCAGGCCGTCGATTTCAGCTTTCGCTCCACGGATTACCAGCCCCATGCTCTCGGCGGGAATGCCCTTGCTCTGGAAGTACGCCCGCGCGGCCTTTTCCTTGGCGGCGGCGCTCTCCTTGGCGGCAACCCCGTCTTTGAAATCCTGAAAGTCTTTCTTTTCCTTCTCGTACTTGGCCTTGTATCCGCCGTCAGCGTCTTCCTTTTTCAGATCATCCAATTCCTTTTGAATGCCAGGAAGTTTCTCAGCGTCGGCCTTGTACCTCCCGATATCGGCTTTCAGGCCGTCCACGGTATCGGTGTGCGCTTCAATAATGGTGTCTACCTGTTCGTCGGTAAGCCCCATTCCCTTCAAAAGTTTGCGAGTTAATGCCATTGTTTCAGTCTTCCTTTCTTCGCCCCTATTCTTCGGGGACGACTGTGATATAAAAGCCGCTATACTTCGCGGGTTTTACCGAAATAAACAAAAAAGGAGCCGAACAGCACGCAAAATATACGTACTGTTCGGCTCCGATTGCCCATTCCTGCGCCCAATTACGCAGGAGAAGAATATTTGATTGTTTTCTTTACTTCGAGGACTATGTAGCCGTCGCCCTTGCGCCGTATCTCCACATCGTTCCCACGCTTTATGATAGCCTCTATGGCCTTTATGATTTCGTCATTATTCATTTATTGCCCCTCAAATCGCGTCAGCGTTTTTGAATACTTCCATAAGTTTGGGAAACTGGATAGCAAAAAAATCTACCATTTCCTCGTTCTGTGCCCATTCGGAGTTTTCCGCAAGGCCACTTTCAAATAGAAATGCGTGAATGATCTCATGCCGCTTGTTTTTCATGATTTGAACTTGTAAGTTTTTCTTACAGGTTGGGTCGCCGACTTGCTTACTGTAGCTATCCACAACCAGTTCTTTGCTGGTTTCGTCGCAAAATCCATCGCATCCCGCCAGCCGCGAATCTTCGTCTTCGCAGCAGACGGAAAGTGTGTATTCAGCTCCAAGAACGTTGATTTTTCTGGTATCCACGCTACGTCAATCTCCTTTGCTAAGTTCGTCTTTCAGAATATTCTTGTATGTTCCCTGATGATCGGCGATTGACGGCTTAATAAACGGGTGCGCCCGATTGCCAGCTGTCCAATGCCAGATCCCCTGCGCGTCCTGGTATTTCCACGGAGTAGGACGGCCTCCGCCTCCCTCGGCGTATTTGCCCGTTCCCATTTCCTGATAAATGGCGTATTCGGTAGGCGTTCCAACAATGGCTTTTTTCCCATCCTCCACGGTATGTGTAATGCTGTTGCGCAAATTCCCAGTATCAACGGGGCATAAATCCTTGGCATATTCTACAGCTTTTTCTCCGCAGCGTTCCAATCCGCGCTCACACGCTTCACCAAGTGCGCGGAGGATTTCGTCGGAGTTATCCACAAAGGTAATGCTCATTTTCCACTCCTTTTCTGCTTCTTCCAGAGCCGGTCTTGTGCGGTTCGTGGCGGCGCATACGCATAATCCACCACAAGCAGGGATTCCAGCCCGCTTCTTTTTTATCTGGTTGGAAGATTTTGGCATAGAAAAAGCACCATGCATTTTTGCACAGTGCTTTCAGCCCTTGCCATATTCTAATTACAAAGCTTTTCTATCTCTTCCCTCTTGCAGTCCAATAGTTCGTTGTTTTTGTCCAGTTCTACAAGGTAGAAAATGCCACCAGTATCACGAACATCGACGACAATTCCTGTGTCGCCTGTCTTGAGGACTTTTACATGGTCGTATTCTTTAATCATGCTTCCCCACCTCGATTCTTTCTAAAACTGGTTACAATTCTCGGTTTGCTATCCGGCGTATCTTGTATCCACCCCGTAACAAAAGACCGCTTCTTTGTAACTCCCAACTCCATGTAGATGTTAAATTGAGTTGCTCCGCCGCCCAATTCCTTGAACTCCACAGCTTTGCTCATATCAAACTGCCTTGCCATATCGTATCGCAGCTTAAGCGGATTATCTGCTGTGTAGCCAACATCGAAGAACTGGTCAGCGTGCTTTGCCCCATCTTTCAGGAAATATCCCGTGTATTTCTTCGGAGTAGTTATACACTCAGCATTCTTTACAACATCGGTCTGCCGTTTCGTTGTTTTGAGCGTCTCCCACCCATCAATATCATTATACTTCAAATCTTGGAATTTTGCAAACGTTTTCGGGGCTTTATTTCCCAAAACATTTACAAAATCAGCATATTGCCGTTGGTCGGCCTGATAGTTCTTGCCAGCTTTTACCATGCCCGCCCATTTTTCCGGAGGATACTGTGCTTTCTTCTCGTCGTACCATTCTTTGTACGATTTTTTCTTTACAAGCTCATATTCCCCGGTTTCGGGATTCTTCACGCGCATCATGTGGCGTTCCGCTTCCAGATCGTCGTCAGTGGCATTCACAACCGTGCAGCGGCAATTATACAGCTCATGTCCCGGCGCTCCCAACGAGCCATCACCGGGGAACATCATCTTATAGCCGCCGACATCGAACGGCTGATCGTAGTCCACAATCTGATTGTCTGCCATACCGTGATCGTGGCGGGTGCGCAAATCCTTTGTGGCTACCCACTTTTTCTTGGATTTAATGCCCCACATTTCGTCAGCGGCGGCGTAGCTGTCCATTCTACCGGCATTCTGTGCGGCGGTAACTGCCGTTCTTGCCGCTCGAATAGCGCTTACACGGCTCATTGTGACGATTCTGGACTGCAAATCATCGGATATCTGCTTGATACTTCTGCCTTGCAAAATGGAGCCTGTAACGCTTGCTGTAATCTGCTGCTTGCCAAAAGCCAAATCAATGCCCCGCTTTAGCGCCAGCCTTTCGGGGTAGTATGGCATTACGTCCGGCTGCTCCACAATTAAGCGCTTTACGGTCTGCTCGTCAAAAAGCGTAAAATCTGCACTTGGGTAAACGCTCTCGATGGTGTAAGCGGTGTAATTCCGATTCAGGGAGTAGATTCCAGGCGTAGCGTCGTTCACATAGGCAAGCGCCACCTCTTTTGCTTCCGTCGCACGTTCGGCCAGTTTGTCGCGAAGCGCTTCCAACCGCGCCCCGCGCCCCATCTGGTTCAGCCGCCATTGTTGGTAGTCCTTTTCAGTCCACTCCTTACCGTTGCGCTTCTGGCCTATCAAGTCCTGCATCTTCTTATCCTGATCAGCA